CGACACCGGGTGACAAAGGCACGAGCCGGATCGAGCCGGAATTTCTGCGTTCCGATCAGCGTCACCGCTGGTGCAAATGTCCGCATTGCGGTGAAATGCAGCGGCTGAGATGGTCACAGGTCAAGTGGGATGAAGGACAGCCCGACACGGCCTATTACGAGTGCGAGGCAAACGGTTGCGTGTGGAACGACTCGGACCGGAACCGTGCCGTGCGCGCCGGTGAGTGGCGGGCCGAGAAGCCGTTCAATGGCAATGTGGGTTTCCACATGAGTCAGCTTATCAGCCCATTCGCGCCCTTGTCCGAAGGCGTGCGCGACTTCCTCGACGCCAAGGGCAATCCGAGTCTGTTGAAGACCTGGGTCAACACCTTCCTGGGCGAGACGTGGGAGGAAAAGGGAAAGCGGCTTGAATGGTCTGACCTGATGGACCAGCGCGAAGAATACGAGATGCGTGAGAACATCCCGGAAGAAGTCACGCTGATTACCGGGGCTGTGGACATGCAGGACGATCGGGCAGAGGTTGAATTTGTCGGATGGGGTGACGATTACCAAACGTGGTCGCTTGGCTATCACAAGGTATACGGCGACCCCTCCACGCCGGAGTTCTGGACCGACCTCAAGAACGTGCTGAGTGAGACCTTCGTCCACCCCATCTTTGGTGAACTGGTGCCGCGCTCGATCGCCGTTGACTCTGGCGGTCATTACACCAGCGCGGTTTACGCTTTCACCCAGAAGGTGTCACGCACCGTGGCGATCAAGGGTGTGCCGGGGTTCGGTAAGCCAATGGTCGGCAGGCCAATGAAGAATACCATTGGTGACGCACGAGTCATTCCGCTCGGTGTCGATACGATCAAGGAGATTGTCGTCGCGCACCTCAAGGTGGACGATCCAGACAGTGCAGGCTATTGCCGCTTCCATGCGTCCTATGACGAAGATTACTTCCGTGGCATGACTGCGGAGGAACTGCGCACGAAATACCACAAGGGGTTCCCCACGAACGAGTGGGTCAAGATCCGGCCACGCAACGAGCCGTTCGACCTTCGCGTCTACAACCGCGCCGCCCTTGAAATGCTCCAAGTCGATCTGAATGCCCAACGCCGCGAAGCGTTGCGCAAGGCGGCGAAGCGTGTTAATCAGGAGGCGGAACAGCCTGCGAAGGCGAAGAAACCGGCAACTCGACGTGCGAGTTCCTGGGCGAATAGGTGGAAGAATGGATAATCCGTTTAACACGCTCGGAACGGCCTTATCCGAACCGCAGTCGATCATCATCGGAACATATGCCGCTTGGCGTCGCACGATCTCGGTCGATGACACCGATTATTCGGTCGCGTACCGGCTGACACCGACCGCAGGCGGAACAGTTCTATCACTCAGCGGCACGCTCTACGACACCTCTGTGTGGTTATTTGAGGCGCTGAGTGCCGTGACGACCGATTGGTCAGACGGCGAGTATCGGTGGGATTTGATTGTCACACGGGTGTCGGACAGCGAGACTCAGGTGGTGGACACCGGGACGCTGCGTCTGTTCAGTTCCAGCGCTGATCGGCGCACACACGCAGAGATCATGGTCGCCAAGATCGAGTCCCTACTGCAAGGTCGCGCCGATTCCGATGTGGACGATTACACGATCAAGAACCGCTCCATCAGCAAAATGCCTGTGTCCGAATTGACACAGTGGCGGGACTACTATCTGGCGGAGGTCGGTCGCACAGGCGGATCCACCGGCAAGGCGGGCAAGCCCAAAAACAACACTGTTCGCGTGAGGTGGATTTGATGTTCGGATTCCTGTTCCCGAAGAAAGCCGTGCGGGAAGCGCCCCGGCAACCCGCCAAGCGAAACTATCTCGCCGCGCAAAAGATTGCCCGCTACAGCGATGTGAACGCAAGCCGGGGTAGCGCCGACTGGGAACTGGCAAACAGTCTCGCAGAGGTCCGCGCCAAAGCGCGTTTTCTGGCGCGCAACAGCGGCTCGATGCGCCGCTACATCCAACTCATGCAGGTCAACGTCGTGGGTGAGGCCGGGTTTCGGCTGCAATCGCGCGTGAAACTCGGTAGCGGTCAACTCGACATCACGCTGAACGATCGCGTGGAGGCGGCATGGCGTCGTTGGTGCAAATCTCCGACGGTTGACGGCAAGATGACCATGTTCGATCTGGTCAACCAGTCGGTTGCCACATGGTGCCGTGACGGCGAGGTGCTGTGGGAAATCGTCTATTCTTCGCGTTACCGCGATGGTGTGGCCATTAACCCGATCGAGGCCGATCAACTGGACGAGACGCTGACGCGCCGCAACCCGGACAACAACAACGACATTCGCATGGGCGTCGAGATTGACGGCAACGGTCGTGTCGTGGCGTACCACCTCCTGACATCTCATCCGGGCGATCTGGTCTGGTACGCCACCGACACTGACCGGCGTTACCGTCGCGTCCCTGCCGAACGCATGGTTCACATCTATGTGCGGGACCGTCCCGGCCAGACACGAGGTGAACCGCCCGCAGCGGCGGCGATCCAGTCCGTCAAGATGCTTGACGGCTATCGTGAGGCGGAGACAATGGGTCGTCGCCTTCGCGCGGCGCTCATGGGCTTCTTCCAGCGGTCTTTGCCGAAGATCGAGGGTCTGTCCGAACTCGCTGACCGTGAGGAAGGCGACGAGGGCGATGAAATCTTCGAAATGGACATGGAGCCGGGTCGCCTCAAGCAACTACCGGACGGCATGGAGTTCAAGGAGTTCTCGCCGTCTGGTTCAACAACCGACTACGCACAGTTTGAGGGCCAGGTCAAAAAAGACCTCGCCATGACGTTCGGCATCTCGGTGTTCAGTCACGGCATGGAGACGCAGGGCGTCAGCTATTCGACGGGCCGGTCGGTCCTGATTGAAGACCGCGACTTCTACAAGACCAAGCAGCGGTTCTTCATTGACCACGGTGTGTCCATGGTGTTCGCGGCGTGGTTGCCGACGCATGTGTTGCAAGATTACTCGGTTGTTCCGCCTTCGCGGCAGACCGTCATCCTTGACAGCGCGGTGTTCCGGCCTCGTGGTTGGGACTGGGTGGATCCGGCCAAGGACGTGAAAGCAAACACCGAAGCATTGCGGACGCATCAGACATCCTTGTCGCGTGTCGCAGCGCAGCGCGGCATTGACCGTGACGAGTTGCTTGACGAGATCGCAGAGGACCAGCAAGCGGCAGCAGCAAAGGGTTTGACGCTGGATTACAGTGATGGTAAGACTGAGGCAGTAAATCCAGAGGAAAACCCTGATGTTGAACCGTAGCATCCAGTTGGGCCAACGAGTGCGCGCGAACGACGATGGGTCGTACACGTTCCCGTTGTCGTCCGAACAGCCCTACCGCCGCTATGACGGCGACGAGGTTCTGGTTCACACTCCCGCCTCTGTGGACCTCACGTTTCTGCGCAGCGGCAATGCCCCGCTACTGGACAGTCACCGGCAACAGGGCGGTCTGCGGGCGCAACTCGGTGTCATCACCGATGCTTGGCTGGAAGAAAAACGACTGTACGTCTCGGTGAAATTTTCCAACCGATCGGACGCTCAGGAAATTCGTCAAGATGTTGACGATGGAATCATCCGCAACGTCAGCGTGGGCTATGATGTCCACAAGATCGAGCGCGACAATGACACGGAATCGTACCGTGTCATCAAGTGGACGCCGAAGGAGGCGTCTTTCGTACCGATCCCTGCCGACGAGACCGTCGGGATGGGTCGATCTGCAACTGAAAAGGAGGGCCAGATGGACCCGAAGACGCAGGACAAGCCCTCTGCCGGTAACGCCGGTCAGTCGGCAATCATGCCCGGTGTTCGTTCCGACGAGGAACGCGCAACCGCGCTTGAGAACTCGATCAACGAGATCACCGCACTTGCGGCGACTCACAACCTTGGTGACATTGCTCGTGACTTCGTGCGTGCTGCCATTGCCCGCGGTGATGAACCGTCCTTGGCTCTGTTCAAGGGCATTGTTCGCGCCAACCTTCCCGAAGGTGTGCCGCTGGTCAACGAAGACATCGGCCTGAGCCGTGGTGAAACGCGCCGCTTCTCGCTGCGCAAGTTTCTGCTTGCCACCTCGACCGACGCGACACAGCAGCAGATGCGTGAAGCCGAGTTCGAGATGAGCGCCGTTGACGCGGCTGGTGAAGCGCGGGTCGGCACGTTCCGTCTCCCTGCCGAACTGATGCGCTCGTGGTCTGACTTTGAAGTTGACGGGATGCGTTCGACCGACCCGCGTGTTCGCGCGGCTCTTGGTACGAGCGGCAACGCCAACGTGCAATCGACCGACCACTTGTCGAGCCAATTTATCTACAATCTGCGGAACCGGCTCGTCCTCGGTCAGCTTGGTCTGACGATGCTGACCGGCCTCGACGGCAATGTGGACATTCCGGGCGGCAACGCGAACGTCGCAGCGGCATGGCTCGGTTCCGAAGACGCCAACGCGGCCGAATCGAATCCGTCCTTCCGCAAAGTTTCCTTGGCGATCAAGGATCTGGCGGTCTACACGGACATGACGCGCCGGATGCTGCTGCAATCGACCATCGACATCGAGATGTATGTGCGGATGCAGATTCTGGACGCCATGGCACAGGCAATCGACACCGCAGGCTTCTACGGTTCCGGCTCGTCCGGTCAGCCGACCGGCCTTGCCAATACGTCCGGCATTGGTTCCGTCGAGTTCGCGGCAGAGTTCCCGACCCGCGGCGAAATCATCGACATGCGTACCGAAGTTGCGTCCTCGAACCAAACCGGATCGCCCGTCTTTGTCGGCAACACCGAAATGGCTGGTTCCATGATGAAGACCTTGGTCGATGCCGGGTCTGGTCGCTTCCTGATGGAAACCGAAGGTCGCCTGACCACCGGCAACCGTTTCGAGGAAACCAACCAGATCACCTCTGGCGACCTGTTTGCCGGTGTCTGGTCCGACATGATTATGGGTACATGGGGTACGCTCGAACTCGACCGTTCGACCGAAGCCAAGTTCCTGTCTGGCGGTCTCCGTCTTCGCGCGATCCAGTCGCTCGACTTCGGTGTTCGCCGCACCGGCTCCTTCGTTCTCGGCAACGACGGCGCATAATTGAACGGGCGGGCGGGGTAACACCTGCCCGCTTCACCCCTCAACACAGAGTGAGAAAAAAATGGCAGAGAAGCAACTTCCGAACCTTCGCGTTCTGCGTCCGATCCGCATCGGCGGCGAACACGTCGCGAAAGGCGCCGTTGTCGCCAAGTCGGCATTCGACAACCGCGGCGATTGGGACGACCTGTGCAAGATGTCGCCGCCCAAGCTGGAAGAAACCGACGAGAAGGTCGGATCCGGCAAGGCAGTCAAGGCGGCAATGCCGGGGCCGACAAAAGAATGACCACATCCCGCAAACTGACTGTGGCCATGCCTCTGCGGTTTGCGGGGCATTCCTTTGAGGTCGGCGCGGTCGTATCGCTCGACACATTTGCGCGCCGACCCGACCTTCTCGCAAGGTACTTGTCGGACGGCATTCTGACTGAGGTGGATGAAAATGCCCGGATCATTCCTGACAACGGACCTGACCAAGATTCTCAAGACGACCGAGATTGCCTCGATGGCGACCTATGACGGCACGCTGGTTCTCGGTGTGTTCGACGACGAAGACAACGAGGTCCAGATGGGCGACGGCACGATCCGGGTGATGCGCCAATGCAGCTTCACCGGACGGGCCGAGGACTTCCCAGACATTGCCGAAGGTCAAACCGTGGTCATTGATGCCGTGACCTACGTTATTCATTCCTGGATGGACGATGGCACTGGCATGATCGACATCGAGATGGAGAAACAGTAAGTGGCGCATGTCCGTACCCAGATTCGCGCCGCAATCAAGACGGTGCTGGATGACGCGCTCGGCGCGGACTATGACGTGTACGCTTCGCGCAAGTATCGCCTGAACGTGTCCGACACGCCGATGATTGACATGCGAATCACATCCGTGGAGATCGCTGCGCAGTCAATGGGCAACCTTCGCACTCACATGGCGACATTGTTCATCAGGGTGCAGCGCGTTGCCACGGGCGATGACATGGACGATCTGCTCGATCAGGATGAGGTCAACGTGACAGCCGCGATCGAGGCTGCGGACTGGTCCAGCCTGCTTGAAGACGACATGGAACTGACACAGGTGTCCATGGCTGACGACGCTGACGGTGAGATACCGATCGGTATGATTGCCCTGCGCTACAATGTGGAGTATCGTGTGGCGAAGAATGATCCTGAAACTGTGAGGGCTTAAAATGGCGACGAAAAAAGGTAAGGAAGGGGTGGTCAAAAGCGGCTCTGATGTAGTCGGTGAGATCATCTCGTTTGAGGTCACGATCACGGCGAATGAGGTGGACACGTCCACTCTTGGCACGGACTGGACCGGCACGGACTCGACACAAAAGTCGTGGTCTGGCACTATGGAAATGTTCTATGACCCGGACGACACTGGGCAGGCCGGCGTCGTGGTTGGCGACAAGGTGACGCTCTCGCTCTATTACGAGGGTGACTCGACCGGCCTCGATTACGACACCGGATCAGCACTCATCACCAGCGTGTCGCGGTCGCAGTCTTTCAACGACATGGTGAAACAGACCGTGGCGTTCACCGGCGACGGCGCTCTGACCTCCGCGACGGTGGCGTAAGATGGGGCGTTTTTCTGACGCACTCCGTGCGGAAATCTCGTCCTATACCGACACGCAATGGGTCGGGTCACTCGGTGGCGTCAAGGTGACGCTCTGCGCCGCTCCGCTGACGCCGAAGGACATGACCACAATCCGTCGTCAGCATCCCGACTTTCAGGTGAACCCGTCGCTGGCCGGAATGGTGGATGTGATTATCCTGAAATCGCGTGACGAAGACGGTGAAAAGGCGTTTGACGTGACGGACAAGCCCTTCCTGTTGCGGGCATCGGCCACCAAGATCGGTGAGATTTTCGGTGGTCTGTTCGGCGCGCAATTCGAGCCGGAAGACGAAGCGGGATTCGAGAACCGTAAAAAAAACTGAACGCTGACCCGGACCGCCTCGTGTGCTTCGGGTTAGCATACAAGTTGCATCTCGATCCTTGCCTTGTCGAAGATTGGCCCATAGAAAAGGTGAGAGATCAGTTGGCGTACTTGAGCCTGATCGACGACAAGGGGTCTGCGAAATGATGAAGGGCGTCCACTTTACGTTCACGGCGACGAACAAGGCCGCACCGGCCATGAAGTCGTTTGAGAACGGGCTGCGGTCGGTGCGCAACCAGACGGTCGCAGCAGAACGCACCAACACGTCCTTCATGCGTGGCATGAGCGACAACCGCCGTGCAATCCAGAACGCCGGTTATCAGGTCGGTGACTTCGCCGTGCAGCTTGCGGGTGGGCAAAACGCAATGCTGGCCTTCTCACAGCAAGGTGGGCAGATGCTGCAATTCTTCGGTGCGTTTGGTGCCGTAGCTGGCGCCGCACTGGCAATCGCAGCCGCTGTGGCCCTGAGCATGGGTGCGATGTCCACGAAGACCGTGACCGTCTCCGGTGCGATGGCGGATGTGTCCGAGTCGTTCAGGAAATATATCCAGTACGCAGAAACCGCTGCGGCAAAGACGGCTGATCTGGTCAAGCAGTTCGGCATCTTCGCGGATGATGTGCGCGGCTTTTCCAAATACATGACCGGCGTGCAACTCGCCAATGCGTTCGACACGCTCCGTGAAGCGCTTGATCCGGTCAAGGGTCAGCTTGTCGATGTACAGACCGCCATGACCAACGTGACGCGGGCGCGCGACGCATTGACCAAGGCCGAGGCTGACGGGGCGAACCCGTCACAAATCATGGTCTACAAGGAAGCGTTGGCGCAGATTCAGGACCAGTTCGACAACTCCGCCGCCGCTCTTGGTTTGAACGCCGACCAGGCGCTGCGTCTCGGCAACGCCATTGATCGGATCGGGGCGAACAGCACGATCAGCGAGATGACGTTCGCCGCGCGAGATGCAATGCAGGTCATCACAGAAATGGTGGACCGCGGATATGAGTTGCCCAAGCCGTTGCGCGAAACCGCAGCAGCGCTTGAGGAAATGGTGCGTCTCGGTGCCGAGGCTGGCGTGGCCGTTGACAATATGACTTTCGGCTTCGACGACGCGCTTGTTGCGGCGAATGGTGTCGTGACGGCCACAAAGAACATCGGCCTTGCCGCCGAGGGTACGCTCAGTGCGATCAAGAAGATGGCCGGGGCGCTCTGGGATGCGGCGATGGCCCGTGGTGCTGCAACACGACGCCTCGATGAGATGTCGCGTGAGTTCAGTGCAGGCGGTCAGGCGGAACTCAAATACGGCGGTCGCGGTGCGCCGAACTCGGCACAGACCGCCCTTGGCAGGCAATACGACATGTTCGGCAACCCCATTACAGGCTCGTCCGCTGGATCCGCTGCATCGGGCGGCGGTGGCGGCACGGATGCGCTTGCCAGTCTGCGTGAGCGTTTGGCGCTTGAGACGCAACTGCTGGGTATGACCGAAGCGCAGAAGCAGGTCGTGCAGGCTCTGGGGCCGGAATGGCAAAGCTACGGGGATGTGGTCATCAATGGACTGGTCGCGCAAATCAGCGCCATTGACCAGTTCAACCAGCGTGTCGCGGAACAGCAGAGCATCGCCAACACGATCAAGTCCAGCATGGAAAACGCTTTCATGGGTATCGTCAGCGGCACGATGAAAGCCAAAGACGCATTCCGTGCCATGGCTTCCTCGATCATTTCCGAACTGTTCAAGGTGCTGGTCGTGCAGAAGCTGGTCGGCTCGTTCAACGCCGCAACCGGTGTCGGCAGCGGCCTCATGGGCTTGATCGGTGGTGGCCTAAAGTCGTTCGACGGCGGCGGCTACACCGGTTACGGAGCGCGTGCTGGCGGCATGGACGGTAAGGGCGGTTTCCCCGCAATGCTGCACCCCGGCGAGACCGTGGTTGACCACACCAAGGGCGGCACGGGCGGGGTTACGGTGAACCAAAATATCTCGTTTGGTAGCGGTGTGACAAAGGCCGAGGTTCAGAGCATGTTGCCGAAAATCGTCGAGGCGTCGAAACGCGCGGTGCTGGATGCGAAACAGCGCGGCGGCAGGTATGGGCAGGCAATGGCATGAGCATAGCGTTTCCTGACCACACGGGCATTGCCAACGTCACGATGCGCATGGTCAACACCACGGCGATTTCCACATCGCCGTTCACCGGCGTACAGCAGACACAATCCTACCCTAATGAGCGATGGGAAGCGGACGTGACGTTGCCGCCCATGCGGCGCGCAGACGCAGCGCTGTGGTGCGCGTGGTTGGCATCGCTGCGCGGTCGCGCCGGCACGTTCACCATGGGTGATCCTCTCAGTGCTGCTCCGACCGGGACGGCCACCAGTGCCACCGTGACGGGCGCTGCGGAAGCGAACGAGATCACTGTGACCATGACCGGGACGTTGCTTGCGGGTGACTACATCCAGATCGGTGTCGGCTACCACATGGTGCTGGCCGATCAGGACGGGAACGGCACGTTGTCAATCTGGCCCGCCCTGCGCGCAAGCGTGACGGACGTTGCGGCGGTGCTGACAGGCGCGGTCGGCACGTTCCGTCTCATGTCGGACGAGAACGGCTGGAACGTCAACTCCGCATCACAGTACGGCATCACCTTCTCAGCACATGAGGCGTATTGATGGCGCGCAGCATCGCATCCGGTCTCCTGAGCGCTTTAACGGCTGGTTCCATCAAGCCGTTCTATGCTGTGGAAATGCTGTTCGACACCGCCCCGGTGCGCTTCTGGACTGGTCACGGTGATCGGACGATTGAGGGTGAAACGTATATCGGGGCAGGGTCGCTCCTTCAAATTGGCGACCTGGAGGAAATTGGCGACCTGAGTGCCAAGAGTGCCACGATCACCATCAGCGGTCTAAGCGACGAGATGGTGGCGTTGGCACTCATTGAGCCGTACCAGCGCCGCGCGTGTCGCATCATGCTCGGCGTGCGGGGCGAAGACGCCGTGATCGAGATGTTCAGCGGCAAGATGAACGTGATGACGATTGAGGACGGGGCCGACTCGTCCACTATAGCGCTGACGCTGGAATCCAGACTTGTCGAGTTAGGACGCGCTCGGTCGCGCCGTTATAACCACGAAAGTCACATCGCGCGTTACCCGGACGACAACTTTTTCAGTTACGTCGCTGATCTACAGGAC